AAGTCAGAAGTTTACCAACTTCGCCACTAATACTATCCACTATGACCTCCAATTCGATGTGTAAGTTTTTCACTCAAGTAAGTGATGAAACTCCCTACACTAATGGAGATATCCAGGCTGGTTTCTACTTTCCACCCGACCCTGAACCATCCGCACCCTCTAAACGCACTCTAGTGCATTCTATTATCCGCACCACTTTTACACTCGTGACCGTTGGTGCCACCCTCATATCACTATACCGACGCCGCCATCAAGCGCGCAGTAAGTACCTTGCTAAGACTGGTAAACGCCCAGGATTGTCTGCTCGATCAGCGAGCAGTGCAATATCACTCTGCGTTCCTAAACCAGCTAAACCACCCTCGCCACACACGCACCCGATTAGTGCGGCCGCACGCACCACCGCCACGAATTTTTGTCGCGTTGTTGCCTTAAGACTCTCCTTGGAACCATTTATGGTCCAGATGTCCAACGCGGATATTAAACGTGGATTACAAGGATCCCGAACTTACTACTGGTCGAAAGACCTGGCTGTCGTTCCCCAAGACTTCAACCCACCACCTAATTCACTCCTAACCCTCATCGACGTTGACTACTACATGGACATGGTCGAATTTTTGTCATCAAATTTCGCTCCTGTCTTTATCTACGCTTTCCAACCCGATGAGGCAGCAGCCGTTCGACCTGAGTATTCATACACATTCCTACAAGACCAGTGTGTTGACTACAAAATTGCCGGAGGCAATGCGTACAAACATCAAGTTTGGAACTACAATATGGAAACCGTTACTATTAGCTCGTCATGGATGAGCCCTAGAACACCTACCACTAACGTCTACCGAGTAGAACGTTACAAGATCGCTCAAGATCGTATTGCCATAGTTCTTCTACCAGTCATTCAACACACCTGGTTTTCCTCGTTTGTCGCACGCACTTTGGACTCTAATAATCTAACTCGTCTTGCCCCCGTTGTTGGGGACTACATACGCCTAGACCGACTAACATCTGACCAACACTGGCGCTCTACCGCCCGCGTAGGTACTTATGTGTCGGCCACGATTCCTGCTTCAGATGACGATGGTCTGTCAAACACCACACGTGTTGGCAAGTCAGCCGTCACCGTACATTCAGCAATCAGGTTCACGGAAGAAGATCCCGCTGGTAAACGCCTTGCAGCGACTTTACTGGTGGGTTATAACCGTGATGTAATCCCCACCTCCGGGCCAATAGTGATCGCCCCCCCCAATGCCGTGAAGCATTACACATTCCACCCTAACACCCTTCCAGTTGTTGACAAGCCGTCAATGACTGCCTACATGAGTCCCCTTCTTCATGAATGCTACGCCCCAGTTCGTTCCATTGCCAATGACACAGCCTCTATCCAGCAGAGACTGCAGATCTTCCAGTGCATAGAGAACGCCCCCATCACAGAGTTCATATCAACAGTTATACGCGAGTTCGTAACACTGTTGGTCCCTGAACCGCACCTAGCGCACCCCTGTGATGAAGAGCGAGTTTATGAGAAACAGAACAGGCCATCCCAACAGCGACTGTTAGTTGTCGCTGATTTTGGCGGTGCCCGTGATTCCGCTATTGACTCAATGCAGAAAGCTGAAGCTTACGCTAGTACCAAAGACCCCAGGAACATCTCCATCATCAGGAATGCAGACGTGAAACGTGATTATTCACGGTTCATGTACGTACTCACTGACCATGTCAAGAAGAATCCCTGGTATGCCTTTGGTCTAACTCCAGCTCAGATTGCTGAAAGGATTGGTTTAATCTGTTTAACCGCCCTCAGTCTTAACAACAGTGACTTGTCACGGTTTGATGGACATGTGGGTAAGATTTTACGGATGTTAGAACTAGCCCTAACGCTCCGTCTCTTTAACCCCAAGTACCATGACCAACTCTATAGCCTGCAAACCAACCAATATAATTTGGTTGGACGCACCACACACGGTCTAAAATACAACTCCGGTTACACAAGAGCGTCTGGATCTCCAGAAACCTCCATCCTAAACACAGTTGACTGTGCTTTCATACCGTTCCTCGCCTTCCGCACCACTAAGAATCCCAAGACCCGCGCGTTTTACACGCCTGAAGAAGCTTGGTCTAAACTTGGTTGTTACGGAGGCGACGATGGTGTGACACCTGACCTTCCAACCGACGCGCTCGTTAGAGCTGCTAAGTTAGTGGGGCAAGTATCCACTTGTTTCAGTGTGAACCGCGGTCACCCCGGTGTTGAATTTCTGGCCAGGAAATTCGGACCAGATGTTTGGAATGGTGACACCAACTCCTGTTGTGATATTGCGCGTCAGTTATCTAAATTTCACGCCACGCCCAAGGTTGTGGTTTCACCCCTAGTGAAACTCCAACAGAAGGCGTTGTCGTATTATCTTACTGACAGCAACACTCCTGTGGTTGGTGCTATGGTTAGGAAGTTGTTGGAAGTCTCCGGGACGGACCCGGAGTCGGAATGGAAGATGGACAATAATATCGTATCGTGGTTCGGACGATTCGATAAGTCTGTACAGTTTCCGAACACTGAGGCTGGTTGGATGTGGGATATATTGTCGAAAGACATACCCACGTTTGACTACCCATTGTTCGCGGACTGGTGCAATACTATGTCCACCCGCACTATGTTTTCACCGCCTCTCTGCGCCGAGCCTAAGCCTCCGAAACCTGCGAACACTGATGCGTTAGTTATCAGTGATTCCACGTTTGTATCTGGAAAGGCGCATACTACCTTCTCTAATCCCCCACCTGGGAAGAAGCAGAAGCCCATTGCTAAGAGCGACGCTCTAGCACTTGGTGCTGCCATCAAACTATCCACTCCCACGTCACACAGTGTGCCGGCGCCACGACCGAGTCCAAAACCACCCGATCACGGCGCAACACCTCCTGTGTCCTCTACGCTACCTGCACTCCCGTACAAACCTCCTATTCCTTTATTGTACAACGGCTCTGCATTTACGCCGCACTCACCAACAGCTCTGCTACCCACACCTGTTCCGGCGTTGCGTGATAAGAGGAAGAAAGGTAAACCTAAATCTAGCCAATAGTGACACCTGTCACGTCATCTTCTCTACGACTAGTAACGGGACCGCTAGGGGTCCCGTCCAACTTAAACAACCACTAAATCACTACAAAATCTATGCAATGCGTAAATCCAAACCAAAACCACGTTCCAAAGCGAATGCACTTAGTATTCAGAGACGGAAAGTTCCAGCAGCTACCTCTGTTTCCATCCGCGCTCGACAGCCCACGATTGTCACCACGCCCCGAGGTACACGCGTTACGGGAGCTGAACTTGTTGCAGTCCTCAATGGCTCAACCGGATTCTCTTCCGGAAGAATTGCCGTTAATCCAGGACTCCCCGATTTCGTCCGGCTCTCAAATCAGGCCGCAGGCTTTGAAAAGTACAAGATTCGACGATGGAAAATCCGATATGTACCTTCACAAGCTGTCACCACGACTGCCGGATCTGTCTATTTAGGATTTGATTACGATCCTACTGACGCTCCCCCCACCACCCTTGCTGCATTATCCACCTACGCCTCCCTGAAAGACGGGAGGACATTTGAAACCTTTGATTGCCCCGGCAACGTGTCAACCATGCACGATGGAATTCAAGTCAAGATGCTTAGGTCAACACCCGTACCCGGTTCAACCCGCGGTTATGATGCTTGCTCTATGATCTGGGCTACCACCGACATGATCAACACCAACCCCATTGGGCAACTCTGGGTAGAATACGACGTTGAATTGATTTCGCGTCAAACTGAGACCCCTGTTATCGCTAACTCGATCAATATGAACTACGCTACCCAATTTCAATCCTTTACCACTACTCCATCACTTGTGACCTGGACCAACGCTTATGCTGGTTTTCCGGTCCCTCTTACTGGAGGTAACATCTTTCAACTCCCTGGTGGAGCTTACATCGCTACTTTCACTCTAAACACCCAGCGGCTCACCACAGCCACTTCTGTAACTGCCGCAGCTATAATCGCCTATTCAGACGGATCGTCCGCCACTGTTCGATCCTATAACATGGGCGGTGTTTCAACTACGGCATCTGGTGTTGTTCAGAATGAATCTGGCTCCTTTCAATTCCTGTGTCTTGACACTGGGACTATGGGAGTCTCCATCTCTGTTTCTGCAGCCCCCAGTGGAACCGTCTCAACGCTCCACGGTTACCTAGATTTCCAACCCATTTCATAAATTACCTGACCACTAACGCCCCCGTGCGACGACCTACACTACCACGCTCCTAACCCAGCATGGCCCCGGACGCTCACGCGTCAGGACCGTCTTATACGTTCGGTTATATATTACTTAACG